GACGAAACCGAAACCACTCCCAAGGAATGAAGCGATGCACAAGAGCCGCCTCGAAATGAACGTCAGCCTCGACAACGGCCCGGCCAAATACGGCCAAGTCACCTTGCTTGCCGAGGGCAACACAAGTCGCTCGATCGACGTCGAGCCCGGCGATACCGACCGCCTCATCGACGCCTCGATCGACATTGACGACCTGGTTCAGCTTTTCATTTGCTCCGATCGGGCGGTCACACTGAAAACGAACGATGCGATCAGCCCGCAAGAAACCTTCGAACTGGCCGCCGGCGTCCCCGTGCTGTGGTACGACGGCATCGGCACCCAGGCCGGTGACTTGTTCGCCGGCGACGTCGATAGCTTCTTTGTCACCAATGCCGGCAAAAGCCAGGCTCAGTTGACGATCGCCATCCTCAAAGGCCACCCGCCGAAGAAATAGCGGCAGTGCGGTTGTGATGTTGTGAAGCAACCTGGCACAACGCCCCGGTTACCATGGCCCGTCTAGCGATCGCCTCGCGCGAGATCAGCCCGCATGTCTGGCATCACTGGCGGCCGCGGCCACAGGTGAAGTCTTGGGAGTGGGTTTGCGAACATATCCGCGAGCCCAAGGGTGGCGACCGCTTCCAGGCGGACGATTACCCGTGGCTGCGCGGCGTGTGCGACGCGTTCGACCGGCCGCAGGTGCGCGAAATCGACCTGATGTGGGCCACCCGGCTCGGCAAGACGTTTATCGGGCAATGCCTGATGCTCAATACCATGGCCAACAACCCGATGCCGGGTTTGTTTGCCTCTTCGGTGCAAAAGCTGGCCCTCGACAACGTCCGCTCGAAACTCTATCCGATGCTCGAGTACTGCCGGCCGCTCTGCGGCCAGCTCAAGAGCAAGGCCAAGCGAAGCATGTTTCGCCTGGAGCTGCGCGACTGCCTGTGGAAAGTCGGCTGGTCGGGGTCGGACAGCTCGCTCGCCGACTTCGGCGCCTGGATGTTGCATTGCAGCGAGGTCGACAAGTGGGACGATGCGAAGAGCGACGAGGCCGATCCGGTCGAATTGGCCGCCGAGCGCTGCAAAGAGTTTCCCGATCACAAGATGATTTTCGAGGGTACGCCCAAGCGCGAAGGCAAATCTCGCATTGCCGCGAAACTCTCCGCCAGTACCAACTGTCGCTACTACGTTCCCTGCCCGTATTGTCACCATCGCCAGGTGCTGCGCTTCGCCCTGAATGAAGAATGGCGATTCGATCGTTCGCAGGGCGGCATTCTGTGGGACGGACTGGACCGCAACCAGTACGATCCCGACCTGGCGTACACGACCAGCCGTTATTTGTGCGGCGGCTGTCAGCGTGAGATCCACGACGAACAGCGCAAGCGGATGATGGGCCACGGCGAATGGGTCGCCGAGGGGCAGTCGATCGACAAGCAAGGGCGAGTCCAGGGCGTGCCCCGCCGCGGCGGCGAAGCGTGGGGTTCGCAGCTTTCGAGCCTCTACTCGATGCAGCTCCGCTGGGGCAACTGCGGCCGCGTCTGCGCGCGGGCCTTGGCCCGGCCGCACATGCGGCACAACTTGATGAATAGCTGGCTGGGCCTGCCTTATTCACCGCACCGTGCGCAGCTCGAGCCCGAGCAGCTCGGCGAGCGTCTGCGGACCGAATACGCTTTGCAGCTCGTGCCAGCGTGGGTCCGGCTGCTGTCGGCTTCGGTCGACGTGCAAGACACGTTCTTCGTGGTGCATGTTTGGGGCTGGGGGGGCCGCGAGCGCGGTCACCAGGTCGACTACCAAATCTGCGATACGTGGGATGACGTGCTCGGAGTACTGGACCGTCGTTACGAGATCGAGGGAGCTCGGGAAACGATGGGCATCCCGATCACGCTGGTCGATAGCTCTGCGTTTACGCTGGACGTCTACAAGTTCTGCAAAAAGAACTCGCTGCCATATCGGCTGATCATCCCGTGCAAAGGGGCCAGCGGCGACATGGGGGGCGAGGCGTACAAAAAGACGATCGTGGGCGTGAAAAAAGGCCGCAAGCTCAGCAAAGCGGCCTTGCGGGCCAGAGGTTTGCTAAGAATCCAGATCAACGTCGATTATTGGGAGAGCGAGCTGCAGGACGCCCTGGACACGCATTTGCCCGGCGGCCCGGCCTCGCTGTCGCTGTCCGCCGAGGCCTCGCACGATATGGACTTGTGCATGCAATTGCTCAACGGCACCCGCAGCGACCGCCGCAACAAGCGCGAGGTCGACGAGTATCTGTGGGTCAAGCGCTGGCCGGACGATCCGAACGATCACCGCGACTGCGTCCGCATGGCTCGCGTGGCGGCCGAGTTGATTGTCCGCGGCAATTGGGCCGGCCTCAGAGAGCGGCGCCTGGCGCTGCCGCCGACTCCCCAGCCGGCGACGCCGGCGGAGCAAAAGGCGCCGGATCGTAAAGCGGGCGGCTTTGTACGAACGCCGCGACGAGATCGGGGCGCACCCTTTGTAAGGCGCTTGCCGCGTCGACGCACGTGAGATACCGCTCACGCACGAGCATGGCTTCCGCCAGGGCCGCGGCGTCGCGCAATTCGTCGAGAGAATACTCGGCCGCGTGGCAGACGTTGACCAGGTTGTCCACGAGCTGGTGAAACGTGACGTCGCCATAGTAGCGACTCAGCGTGATATAGGCATGCTGGCGATCCATCAGGCCACCTCCGGCGCGGGCAGTTCGACGTCGCCGGCGAACGCCGTCGGCGCGAGCTTGGATTTCTGCCGCAATTTGGCCACGATCCGGATCCGCTGCCGCTCCTTGACCAAAGCGTCGCGCAGCCGGCCCTTGCGCAGTTCAAAACAGAGCGCCATGCAGCGGTAGTAGAAGTTCTGCCGCCCGTGCTTGTTGAATCGCTGCATACGACCCTCCTTGGTCCGGTTTCCGCCCCGCATTTCTCAAGAAATGCGAATCGAACGGCCGCCAGGCGGCCGCGAGAATCGCACGCTATGCCTGACAAGATTGTAGCCGCCCACGAGTACACCGACCAAGAGCTGCTAGCGATCGTCCGCGAGGCGATCGCCAAAGTCACCGCCTTCAATCAGTCCTACACGATTCGTGGGCGCGAGTACACCCGGGCCGACCTGGCCGAACTCCGCCAGCTCGAGGCCTCGCTACAAGCCAAGATCACCGCCTCCACCAGCGGCCTCGCCAAGAGCCGCTTCCGCCTGCGCCGCAAGCCCTAGTCGAAACAGCACCATGCGTTGGACCGATACGATCGATCGGGCGATCTTGGCCGTCGCGCCCCAGTGGGGCGCTCGACGGATCATGGCCCGCCGCAACTTCGCCGTTGCGACGCGGATCCGTGAACGGGCGGAGCGGGCGCTCGAAGCCCGCCTCTCTCACTGGGAAGGGGCCGACGAAGACGATCGAACCCGCGCGCAGCGCTTCATGCGGTCCGGTCTCTCGACCGACGCGGCGCTCGACGAGGAACTCGACACTTTGCGCGAGCGGAGTGGGGAGCTGTACCGCAGCGACCCGTTTGCCCATTCGTTTATCGAGGGCCGCGTGTCGAATATCGTCGGCCGCGGCATCCGCTCGCAACCGCGGATCCGGCAGAACAAGCGCGCGTTGACGCCGATCACCAAAAAGACCGCCCGGAAAATGAACCGGGCACTCAAAGAGGATTCTCGCCGCTGGGCTCGGCACGCCGGCGTTCACGGCGAGAGCCTGGCCGTGCTGCAGCGCATGGTCCAGCGCAATTGGGACATCGATGGCGAGGTGTTGGTCCACTTCACCAACCAGAGCCACTCGTCGAAGCCGATCCCGCTGGCGATCGAAGTGATTAGCGCCGACCGTCTGGAGTCTCCGCACGGCGCCGGCAGCAATCCCAATATCACGATGGGGGTCGAACGCGATCCGGTTACCAAGCAGATTGTCGCCTATCACATTCGCACGCATCAGCCGGGCGACCCCTTGGACCGCAACAAGATCGAACGCGTGCCAGCGTTCTATCCCAACGGTCTACCAAGAATGGTGCATTGCTTCGAACGCATGCTGCCGGGCCAAAGCCGGGGCTGGCCACGCATGGCCGCGGCGATCGGCAAGCTCAAAGATCGCCACGATTACGACGAAACCACGATGATCGCCGAGCAGGTCGCCGCCTGCCACACGGCGTTTGTCGAAACGGGCGAAACCGACCCCGAGCAGATGGCCGCCGGCGGCGCCAGCACCACGCTGCCCACCGGCGAGCGAATCGAAGACCTGGAGCCTGGCACCGTCACGTATTTGCGTGACGGCCAGAAAATGACTTTCGGCAATCCGAACCGGCCGAGCGGCACGTTCGCGCCGTTCATGGAGCATCACGAGCGGGCCATTTGCGCGGCGCTCAACTATCCCTACGAGTTGCTCACCAAGAACTGGGTCGGGCTGTCCTATTCCGGCGGCCGGCTCAGTCTCATTGATGGGCGGATCGCGTTTGGTTGCCAGCAGACACTGCTGGTCGAGCAGTTTCTCGACCCGCTGTGGAGCCACGTGGTTACGCAAAGCGTGCTGTTCGGCTCGCTGGGCGAGCTCGTCGACGCCGTCGATTATCGCAGTGAGCCGTGGGTCTATACGGCCAACTGCTGGGTTCCGCCAGGCTGGCCGTGGATCGATCCGACCAAAGAAGTCGCCGCGGCTCGCGACGCGGTCGAAGCCAACCTGGAGACGCTCGACGGTCAGCTCGCCGCCCGCGGCCTCGAGCTGGAAGAGACGCTCGACCAGCGCGAGGAAGAAATCAAGATGCTCAAAAAGCGGCGGATGTTTACCAGCATGCCGCAGATGAACCGCGACGGCATCGATCCGGAAGTCATGAACGATCCCAACGCGCCGCCGGCGGGCGCCGGCCAAAAGGCCAACCGGGCTGGCAATGTCGCCGGTCGCTCGAAGGCTACCGGCAAGACAACCCGCGCGGGGAAAACTGCGCAGAAAACCCCGGCCCTCGTGTAACCATGCCGCTGACCAAAATCACCGCTCCGCCGCCGTCAGACCTGTTTCGTAGCGCCAAAGCGCTCTCGAAGCCGGGCGAGCTGCGCGTCGATCGCAAGAAGAACGTGATTTACGGCGCGGCGATGATGCAGCTCGGCCAGGTCAACGATTCGCGGCCCTGGCACGTCGACGACATGACGCTCGACCAGGTTGTGGAGCTCGCGGCCCAGTCGAACAAGGGACTCAAAGCGCGGTTCACGCATCCAAATATGTCCAGCGACGGTCTGGGTTATTACTTGGGCCGCTGGCACAGCGTGCGTCGCGACGGCGAATTTGCCCGCGGCGATTTGCATTTCGCCAAGACCGCGTTTACCAGTCCGCACGGCGATCTGGCGACTTACTTGCTCGACCTGGCGGAAGAAGCTCCCGAAGACTTTGGGATTTCGCTGGCCGGCTGGCTGAATCACACCGCGATGGAGCGAACGTCCGTTGCCCATCCGG